CCAACCAGGGGCTGGGGCTGGGCTTGGCCCCTATCGGGGCAAAGGTGACGGCGGTGGCCCCGACAGGGTTGGCTGTGAATGTCTCCGCCACCCTCCTGCTGGCCGCCGGACATGCCATCGGACAGGTGCAGGAACCGGTGGAGCAGGCCATTGAGACATATCTGCGCAGTGTGCGGCAGGGGTGGGACACCAACGTGTCCGCCAATAACGTGTCCTACGCTGCCGATGTGTACGTGGCCAGGGTTACCGCCGCTATCGTAGGGGTGGCCGGCGTGGTCAACGCCACCAACGTGCAGCTCAACGGCGGTACGGCAGATCTCCTCCTGACGGAGACGGGCGAAACCCAGCAGGTGCCCGTAATAGGGACGGTGAAGCTGAATGAATCCAATTGAGCTGGATACCAGCCTGCTGTCCCTGCTGCCCCCGTGGTACCGGGAGGTGCTGGACTATCAGCAGATCTGCTTGACCGAACAGCAGCAGTTTGAGGCCCTGGCGGAGGAAATCGTGGGTGTGGCTGACAATTTCTTTTTCCAGACGATGGACGAGAGGGCGGTTGGCATGTGGGAGCAGGTATTCCGAATTGTACCAAACCCACAGGTGGAAAGCCTGGCATTCCGAAGGACCCGCGTGCTCAACCGCATTTCTACCCGTCCGCCCTATACCCTGGGATTCCTCTATCAAAAGCTGGACGAGCTGATTGGGCCGGGTGAGTGGAAGGTCACGGTAGACTACCCAAACTACACACTTTATATCGAAAGCGCGGCCCAAAACCAGAACTACGCCACTGAGCTGGCTTTCACCATCAACCGTATCAAACCGGCGCATATCATGTGGGTGAACGCCCCGTTTGTGCGGACGGGGCTGCTGCTCTCCGAGACAATTTCGTCCACGCAGAGAATTTATAGCTACAAGCTGGGGGCGTGGGAGCTGGGGCGGCTGCCCTTCGCAACCGACGGCCCAGAGGGAGTGATTAAGATGCCTGAGACGCCATCCATCCAGCAGGACCTCTTGGCCGGTGTGGCGAACTTCGTCAGCGGCGATGTGGCCTCTGCCCGGGTCAACAGAACAGTTGCGATTACCAGACTAACCAAGACCGTGGAGGGGTCGGAGCTTACCGTCACCTATACCGTCCTGCCGTCCCAGGCCACAGAGATCACCGCCCTGGAACTGCTGGATGCAGAGGGGAATATCCTCACGTCCTCCACCGTGTATATCCCTGTTACCACGAATGTGGTCTTGAAGCACATTATCCCTGTTGCGGAAGGAGTGGTAAGCAATGGCTGAAAATCCGATCAAAACTCCGCTTCCGGCGGACTTGCCGGAGGACTGGACCGGCGGACAGACCGTGGCCCCCACCGGGGCAGAGGTGGGCTTGAGCGAGCAGCACGGCTACAACTACCTCATGGAGCAGGTCAACGCCGCGCAGACGGCCGCTAAAGAGATCGGAGAGGCATTTTCGGGACTGGCGACGCTGGGGCCCGATGGCAAGGTGCCTGGTGAGCAGCTCCCTGACATAGGTGGATTTTATGAGGTGGAGGAGGCGGTGCCTCCGGCCTCCCGGAAGGCAAATACGCTCTATGGCCTGATTCTGGCGGACTATGCGGGGGGTGGGCACTAACATGCTTTATGTCTGGAATAAGTATTATATAAAGCACGTAGCGAAGGAAACTGTAACTAGTGACAAGTGGTATATAAGTTTTCCGGTTATACTTTGTTCTGGTTATACACTTGACAATCAAGGTAAATTTTACCCAACTACCACTTTGTCCACACTTGAGGATTCAAGGTACTTGGATCGCATGCCATCAAGCCGAGACGAATATCTCATCGACCATGGTAAATATATCATGTATAACGCGGGCGACGGTGGTAGATGGATGGTTACCGATGATTCAAAACTTTATCATAGTGAAGGCTCATTTAGAAGGTATGTCGCAGAGGAAACATACGGGGAGTTAATCCAAACTGTAACCAGCAGAAACGAGGCGGAATATCCTAAAAACGGAGTAAAGGATGGATATTATTATATCTATCAATCCGCAAAACCTGAGATTAGCAGTATAGATGTGCCAGATGCGGCTATGGTCGGTCAGACAATTGATATTACTTGGGAGTCCGCAGACAGCGCGGAAAACTACAAACTGGAGCGCAGGGTGGATTCCGGAGGCTGGACGCAGGTTTACGCGGGAGTCGCCCTGGTCTATAACGACAGAGCGCAGGCTGAGTGGACAAGTGTGCAGTACCGCGTGTCCGCAAGCATTTCTGGCGTATATGGCGATCCCATATTATCCAAGACCGTGAACATTGTCCCTTCGGATGCATTAAGAGTATACATGCCAGAAGGCAATATTGGGGAAATCCATGGGGCGATAACGTATACAGCGTTGGCCTTAGACTTGAATAGGCCCATTCAAGTAACAGAGGTTTTTGAAAATACCGACAGCGATTACCAGAGAGAACTGACCTTGAAGTCTGGCGATAGTGTGACTATCCCGGTATCCAGGTTTCCGAGCGCGGCAGGAGGGCAATTCACTGTAAAGGCCGAGCAGGAAATCATGGATAACTCTTGGATAAGTGAAAACAGACAGTTATCCTACACCAAAACGCCTACCTCAATGCCAGACAGCCCGTACCGGGTGGAGCGGCTACAGGGCAAGGAGTGCGATGTCATGCCGCAGACCTTGGCCGAAGTGGTATTTATGCCGGATGGGTCGAGTGTGGCGGACAGGCTCGGCGGAGCGACCCTTGAAGGCGCAGCGCTTGGTACTTTTACGAGCAGCGTTGCCTTGCCATTCACGCCGGATGTGGTATGGGTTATATACGGAGGAGAAGGGGCCAATAGTATTCCGCCGTTTGCCATGCTATATCCAAAAGTACGAGCCCAAATTTCCACAGGGAGTAACAGAAGTCAGTATGTTACATGGGATGGTAGCACCAACATAAATTCAACTGGCAATCCGGCACAGCCGCTCAATTATGTAGCATTGAAATTCGGAGGTGCCTCATGACTATCATCGAAATCAACGCCCGTGAGGACGGCTCCCGCAATATCCAGTCCCGCCACGGTGCTGCCAGGGTGTGGGAAGATGGCTACATAGAGGTGCCCGTCCACCTGGAGGCCGCTGTTTGGGCGACCTATGGCTGGTGTGATCTCCAGATTGAGGAGGGGGCACTGGTGGGCATTACTCCCACCGAGCGCCCCCCGGAGCCGGAACCTGAGCCGTCGCCTCTGGATCGGCTTGGGCTCCTGGAGGAGGCCCTGGCGCAGACCGACGAAACCGCTATCGCGCTCTTTGAGAGCCAGGCCGAACAGGCATCTATCAACGCACAGCAGGACGATGCGTTGCTGGATATATATGAAATGCTGGGAGGTTGAAAACAATGGCAGTAAAAGCAATCGCACACAGCTACTGGCGCAGTATCAAACGGGGTGCGCGCACCTTCGAAAGCGTCCTTGACCCCGTAAAGGAGGACGTACGCACCCTGGCGCGGGCCGATGTGGCCGACGGCGTCATCACCCAGGAAGAGTATCAGCAGTACATTGGCGAAATCTACGAACCCGCCACCGAAACCGTTTAAACCAAAGGCCGTAAAAAAGAAAGGACGAATGAACATGATCACCAAACTGAACTTTGCCAAGCTGACCCCGGCCTCCTTCGCGTTGGCCAACGCCAATGATGTGGATGTGGGTGTGGGGCGCTCCATGCTGCTCAACAACATCCGACACGGGCGGGAGGTAGACCACATCATGACGGGGCTCGACCCGGAGTATCTGCCCGACTGGGCGGCCCTCAAGCCCCAGTATGAGGCCCTAGAGCACGGGGGTGTGACCTCCGCTGTCAACGTCTGGCACCGGGTATGCCAGGACAACTATAAGGCGCTGGTAGAGCTGTGGAACGAGAATCCCCGCAACTGCGCCGCCATGGCGAAGCTGGTGGAGAACGCCGCCGACCCCGGCCCCATCAACGGCGAGAAGCCCAGCGACCATGAGTAAGTACATAGCGGTCATCCCCAGGGCGGCCATCACTAGGGCCGCCCTGGTGGAGGCCGGGGGGCGGTCTATGGAGCAGGTCAAGGCCGCCTGCGGGTGCCAGTACATTCTCAATTCCTGGTTTTACGACACGATCACGGGCCGCCCGGTGGGCAATCTCAAGATCGACGGCACAGTCAAAGCGGCCGCCGGCTGGAACGGCTGGGGGCTGACCTGGGACAAGGGCGCCGACATCCGCCTGGACATCTTACCCGACAACGGCGGGGCTTCCTACCTCAGCGGCGTGGAGCTGCTGACGCCCACCAGGGGGCCGGGTAAGGCCCTCAGCTACTCCCCGGAGTACGGGGGCACACGGGGGCGCTCCGCCGCTCTCCTGGCCGGGGCGCGGGTGATCCTGTATTGCTCCGGCGACGGCACCCGCGACGCCAAGACCCCCGAGGCGTTGCGGGACGAACTGGTGAGCATCGGCTGCCGGTACGACCAGGCGGCCAACCTGCGGGCCTTGGGCCTCGACGCAGGCAGCTCCTCCAACTGCGACTTTGGGGACGGCCAGCGCATCAGCAACGGTAAGCGGGTCAAGGGCTATCTGTGTATCTGGACGACGGAGGGCGGCCAGGAGCCGCCGGACAAGGAGGAGAGTATGGGCAAGTACAAAGTGACGCCCAGCATCGGCGTCAACATCCGCAGCGGCCCCGGCACCAGCTACGGCAAGGTGGGGGCGTACCCCTGCGGGGCCGTGGTGGACGTTCTGGAGGAGCGGGACGGCTGGGGCAGGACGGATAAGGGCTGGGTGTCTCTGGCCTATCTGGAGACCGTGGAGGGCCCTCAGAGGGCCACAGACAACGGCATTGCCATCCAGACGCACCTTATCGCCCCAGGGGCGGATAATCGGCCCGGAGGCAGCAATCCCTGCAAGTACATCACCATCCATGAGACCGGCAACGCGGCCAAGGGTGCCGATGCCGTGGCCCACGCCGCCTATCTGGACAGCGACGCCGGGAAGCGCGATATGGTGAGCTGGCACTACACTGTGGACGACCACGCCATTGTCCAGCATCTGCCCGACTACGAGACGGCCTACCATGCCGGGGATGGCAAGGACGGGCCGGGCAACACCACCAGCATCGGCATCGAGATCTGCGTCAACGCCGGAGGGGACTTTGAGGCGGCCAAAGCCAACGCGGCTGCCCTGGTGCGCCTGCTCATGGAGGAGCACGGCATCTCCGCTGATCGGGTGGTACAGCACAACCACTGGAACGGCAAGGACTGCCCAAAGACCATCCGGGCCACCGCCGGGGCCTGGGAGGCGTTCCTGGCGCTCTGCCGGGGAGAGACGGCGAATGTGTCCAAGTTGGACACCGACGTGGACACGCTGGCTAATGTCGGCATTATCGACCAGCCCGACTACTGGAAAGCCGGGAACTACTCCAAGGATACTGTGGAGGCCCTGATCGGGAAAACGGCGGATTATGTAAGGGAGGAAGATTAGTGTGAAAGAAAGAGCCGGTCGAGGGCAAATAAAAAAGAGCATACGAAACCAGCCCTGTCAACATCA